GACAAGGAAGTCAACACCAGGGGTACCTGCGCCACATGCGTGGCACAAGGATGCAAAAATGAGCGTTTCAAGCTCAAATGTGTATCCATTACCCATGGAAGAAAACTTCTCGAGATGCACCCACTTACCTTCAACGAAAGTTAAAGGCGAGCGAAGTGCATCGAGTAGACAGAACCAACTCTCTGGCAAAAGCCAGCGAACGAGTTCATAGGCGACTGTGTCACTAGCACTGGACAAGTCTATGGTGGCAAGGGTCCCGTCACGGGATCCTCGACAAGCCCAAGACTGATGTTTCTCCTGTCCGGTCAAGAGATCAAGGCCAGAATTAAAGAGACGGGTTTTAATCCGACTCCCAACTTCTAGCTGGAAAAATACATTGAGCGAAGGCTCAATGCAGATTCCACGATCTTTTGTAGCATCCTTAGGAACCGTTGTAAAACGGTTCCCACGGACAATCTCGGTGGAGGAACGTCCAGAAGCCAACAATGCTCGGTCCCAAGCGGAACCAGAGAGGAGTTGCCTAAAACAGGCAGCTGACAGTGTTGACTGCAGACGAGATGACATCTTATCAGGAATCGTCGTAAGACGACCCCGGTCACCATATGTCGCACCCGGCCCAAATTTGCCTTCCAAGGAACTTGGAAGCGGACCTAGCACTTTTCTAATCCAGTCCCGAGCGGGCTCAAGGAGAGCCATTAACTCGAGCTCTGACGACCCAAAAGGGCCGTTGTTGCAGAGTCTAGAAAAGATAGTGTTAGTCCGTGCGCAAATCTGCTCGGAAGACCAAAAGCCTTTAAGAGCTTCGGCCTTCCGGTCGAATCCGTCTATAGGCAGGAGACACTTACGTAGAAATTCTACGCAAGCGTAATCCCGCGCAAAGACATGAGGATCCGAGTACAGAGTGGGATCGACCCTAGAAGAGATCACCCCAACCCAATCACCGGCCTTGCCCTTGCGGGCAAGTTCGAGTGAAAAGGGCGAACCAACGTCTTGACATAATGTCAAGAACACCTTCGTAGTTCCACTACAGAAAGCTGTCGT